ACCCATAAAGACTTTGCGTAAAAATTCACCAAACTCTCTTGCTATTAAGCGAACTCTAGCCTGGCGTTTAGATAAAACCTGGCTAACTGCGCCTGCTGCTGTGTTGCCATGCAGTATGTCAGGGCTAATTGAGTTATCAGTTGATCCTACGCTTTGCTCAAGCATGTGATCAGCTATATCCATCATGCTGTTTGTATGTTGACCAAACTGAGGCTGGTTAGGAAATGAAATAGCATTAGGGTGCTTAACAACGTAAGGAGCGCCTGGTTTGCTGCTCATTACTGAATCTAAGTCTACTTGCCCCTCTACAATAACAGGGCGACCGTTGTTAAGGTTGTATTGATTGTCTAACTGGTTTCTCCATAAAGTGCTTTTAACTTTTTGGATAGGTGCTGCCGCATCAGCAGGGCAAAGACCTGTTAATCTGTGCGGAATACGAATAGGTGTCCATATGTTGTACGGAATTTCATCAACATCATCTACAGATAATACAGTGTTGCCTACTTTGCATACTTTGAGAAGTTCATCGTAATCGTCTTCATCTCTGTCGCAACGAACATAGATTTCATGCAAATCGTACATTTTGGCAATGTATTCATTTTGATCACCGTAATCATCAGTATCAAAATCTCTAGCTAATTTTTCTGGTGAATCGTATTCGTTATACCCAGATGATGTTACAGCATTTTCTACTTTCTTTTGGTCAAAACCCATAGCAATTAAGTCACTTTTTGACTTCATGCTACGCTGTCTAACGTATCTTGCCGTACACATAGATGTTGCATTTGAGTCTATAGCAAACTCTTCTGATGGAACGCATTCTATTTTTGTTTCGCTTTTTTCTTTAGTTCTAGTTAGCTTGCCGCTGTAAGTAAGCATGCCAGTCAACTCATTGCGCTCTTCCTCAAACTCAACTATTTCAACTTCTGGGTCTAGCTCTAATACAGAGTAAGCTTCTTCAGATATTTCGCTAAAGTTATGAGTTGTAACAACATCTTCCATAGATCGCCAGCGCTTTATAATTCCCTGGCGTTGTAGTAATCCATCCGTTAAAGCGTCTAATATAACGCTAAAACCATCGTTTTGACGGTAAAACACATATCTTATATAGTCTGTAGCTTGTTGCGCTCCCTCTATATCCTCTGGGCCTTCTGGCTCAAACCTAACTGTTTCATCGTCAGATATAAATAATTCAGCTATGTCTGCTTTAATATTTTCGACAGTTTGGTAAACTTCTCTAGTTACTATCTGAGAGTAACCAGTTCTTTCATTTCCGTACTGTTCGCCAAGATAAAACTCTATGAGATCTGCTCTAGTTTGAGCAGCATCACTGTCCATATGATCAGACACGTTATCTTCATAAGCATCAATTATTGTTAATAAATCTTTGTTAGATATTGTCATTAGATAACCCAGTCATATTCTTTATCATTCTCCCGTTTTGCCCAGGAATTTTTGTATGTTGGTTTTACTGCTTGTGCAAATCTTTGGCTTTGAAAAGCGTATCGAGTTGCAGACATTAAATCATCTTCTTTGTCTACTATCTTACCGTTTTCTCCAAAATGGTAAGTTCCATATTCCTGTTGCCACAGATGGCAGCTTTGAAATACTTTAAATAATCCTTTCTGCATAGCCCTGGTCATTGCAGTTATACCAGCAGAAATTTTTATATCCCCCTTAGTTTGCGATATATCAGGGGGGTTTGTAAAATGTTCTGGTAAAAAGTTTACACCTTCTTGCCTGTACTGCTCCGCCATAGAGCTACCGCCATCAAATGTTCTGTTGCCATCATGCGGCCACGCTATTGGCGGTTGATGCGCCCTGGCTCTTATTGCTATAGCATGCTCTACTGCGGTTTGACGAGATTCTCTGTATTCGTCAGTAATATAAAAACAACCATTTTCTGGGTTAATTGCAGCCCACACTATCGCTGTTGGGTGGTCAAAACCAAAGTCTATTGCGCTTATACGTGGCCAAGAATCAGGTATATCAAAATCTTCTACTACTAGCTTCTCCAGCGAGTAGGGGAAAACCATACCCCTACCAAATACAGGCTGGCCTTTTGTACGCATTTCTCTTTCGTTGGGAAGATACTGCGCTAAAATCTGTTCTTTTGCTTCTTCATCAAGGTGTGGCGCTTCATCCCACCCTGCTTGTATTAGAAACTGGCCTTTCTTCCTGTCTTTTAAAAATTGATTAATAACAGGAGTCATACCGCTTTCAGGAGTAAACGTCATCATAACGAAACCCCTTTTATCCAATGTCCTTGTCAGACACTGGGTATATATATTCTGTGCTGGTTGCTCGTCTAGCCAAATCCAATCTAAAGACGAGCCCATAAATTTTTCTTCGCCCATCTCATAGGATTTAAACGATAGTACCGATTCACCTATATGTTTGCCAGAGGCATTATGAAACTTAATAACCAGACTTTCTGCTGCATTTGGAATTTGTGGCTTTCTAACAACATCAACAATACAATCTCTTGGTATCGCCCCTGATCCTCGTAAATCTATGTTAACAGGATCTCCCAATAGCTCTTTCTGTAAAATATCCCTTGTCGTGACCGTACTAGCGCCAGCAGCCCAAGCATTAATTGGTTTAGTAAATCGCTTACCTTTCCACCAATCAGGGTACTTTCCTGTTAGATGACACGCTGTAATCCTGGCTCCTGTGTAGGTTTTTCCTACCCTGTTACCTGCCATTGCCAAACATTGGTTGTTTTCGCCTGTAGAGTTTGCAAGTATTTCCTGCCAACCATATGGCTCCCACTGGCGTATGAGATTAAACTTTCGCCTTTCTTCTCTCTCCTGCATTAAAGTAAGGAGCTTTTCTTTTTCAACCTTGTTTAAGCTGCTTGACATTATCAGATGACTCAATTAGTTCGGATAGTTGTTCATCAAGTTCTGCATCAGACAGATCAGATACTGTCTGTTTAAGGTTAACTTCTTTAGGTTTATCGTGACCTGTTCTGTGCAGAATATCTTGCGCGGCTTTTAAGCGTATTTCTGGTCTTATCTCTGGATTGACCATAATGTCTTCGATGATTTTAGTAGCTAACGAGGCAACTTGATTTTCTTCAACCAAATCATCTCTACGCTCTCGTATAATAGATTTTAAATCTTTATACAGCCTGTACGCATTACCTTTATCTGGAGAATATCCAGCAAGCTTAAAAGCATCCATAACAGTCATTTTTGTTGGATCTGGGCCTTCGTGATAGCCTTTAGCCATTAAATCAACAAACTTTTCCTGCTGTGCTGTTAGCTTTCTTTTTCTTTTAATCATAGAAAACTGCTACACTTTCACCTGTAGCAGACTTGTTTACTCTGAAAGTAGATCCGCCACCTCTTGAAGTGACAACGCCAACAGAGTCACCGTTATTGCAAATTGTTCCTACCTTGACGTATGAGCCACCGTTAGTCTCTTTGATTTGCAGCTCAAGAGATTCGCCTGTACTCAAAGGTGGAACCGTAAAAAAAACTCTTGCAGCATTAGTAGCTAAAACAAAATCTACCCCTGTAGCTGCTGCTGTTCCTGTCATAGCAGGGTTTCCACCTGCGGTTGTTGTATATGCTGTACTCATTATTACCTCGTTAGTTAGTAATTACGTTGTTTGAAATTATATTGCTAATTATTATGTGGTCAATCATTTTTTACTCGTAACTGTTTTTATTCACGTTATAAGTTATTCCATTTTCTGTAATAGGCTCATCTTTAGTTAAAGGGCCAATTAAAGTTTTAGTTTTTTCTTTTTTTTCTTCCATGTAAGAATCTATAGAAGATTCTGCTACTGGGTTAAAAATTAAACTATCATATACTGGATTTAAAGTGGTATTAATTGCGTTAAGAAAATTGTCGTCATGTAAAAAGTTTCTGCTGCCAGATAAGTCTTTGCCAAACAGCGCAAAGTCCATTTTAAAAACATTGTTGTTTACCATACCAGCAAATAAGTAGATCATATAGCCATCTTTATAAACAGCTCCTATTTGATCCATGCGTTTAACACGCTTTTGGTTTTTTTCTTTAGCGTCAGTTTTGCTAAGGCTAAATTGTTCTGACATTTTATCCCAAGAGTCTTCAAATAATCTTGAAAACTCTTCGTCAGTATACGTTGGATTTAATGTGCAGGTATACATTAGTCTCTCCTTAGCTGCACTGTTATGCTGTCACCAGTATCAAAAAAACCTTCACCCCATGCTGGTGGATATGGGTTTGAATGCTGTATGGTTGAAATGCAATTTGTATTGTCAGTCGTTGTGCTTGGGCTCGAAAATCCGCTTCTTTGCAAAGTAAAGCTGGCGCTATCAGTATTATTAGTAATTTTTAAACTTTTAAACCAATTGCTGTCATTAAATGTTGGGGGTGCAGTTGCACCTAAAATATGCACACGCATGTCAATTCTGTCAGTCGAAAAACCACTGTCTAATTCAAAAAATGCACCGCCCAAACTGGACACATAAGACGTATTTGTCAAATGGCTTGTTGTTCCATCGGCCAATTCAAATGAATCTGTTGACGTTGTGCCGAAACCAACAAACTGCCCTTTTGAATAACCCCTGAAATTGTCTTTGCCGCCCGCGCTAGTTGAAGCTACAGTAATAGTAAACTCACTAATCACTGGATCTTCAGCAGATGGTGCTTCTCCCCCCACTGTGTTGTGCGATATAATTCCATTACCTAAAACATTATCAGTTACTACCTTTCCAATCATTAACTTTTACCGCTAAGTAGTTCAATTATGTGTTTTTGGTTAGCTTTTATTTCTTCCATTATTTCAGATGCGTGTTCTGAGTCTAGCTTAATCAAAGCTACGTCTAATTTTAATTGAGTTAAATCGTCAGTTATTTTTTGCACTGACTCTTTGCTTTCATTGATTGCTGTTTGATTTTGAGACACCTGGCCCTCAACGCTGTTCCAGGCTGATAATCCAACTGTCAAGGCTAACACTATAGTTAATACATTTGCCACTGACACTTCTGGATTAAAATTTATGCTCATCCTTTATTTACGCCTTTTACTTTTTCAAAAGAGCGCATACCCCCAAGACCAAGCATGCCCATTAAAACTGGCATCATTACGCTCGTATCTGCCTGGGGGACTATTATTCCAAAAGGAGCCGCTAGTGGGCTAATGAAGAAGTTCACTGCAAACCCTGCTACACAAACCCAGGCCGTTGCTGGCCGCCAGGAAGATTGGAACCAGTTTCCTTTAGCGTCTTGTTTGTTGACTTCAATTTGGGCTTTGGCTATTTCGTGAACATGTCTTTCTGACATCGTAGCAATGTCATGCGCTAGTTGGTCGCGCATATTGCTATCTGGAACAACTTTTTCCAAAAGCGATGAGACTGGGCCTATTAAATTCTGTAGCATCTGTGCTCCTAGTTGCCCCTCCTAGCAACCGAACAGTACGCTAGAAGAGGCGGTCGGTCTGAGAGAGGAGGAACCGACAGGCGTAGTATAAGGGCGTAGATTAAGAGTTGTAAATTATATTAAAAAAAAGTAGGCAAAAATCGCTTTTTATAATACACGTTAGTCTGAAACTCGACTATACTTGTAAGTGATTTATCTCGGCCTTGAAGGATATGTCCAGCGAAAGCTTCCCTCACCGCTCAAGGCTTAAAGCGCAAAAAGAATCCCCATGGCGCATCTGAGTTCGTAAGGCTGAACAGGGGGTGGACTACACGCTAGTAGAAGGCAGCCGAGTTTGTTTAATTGCGTTAATGACAAACTGCCGAGGAACACATAAGTTCCAACGTAAAAGGAACCCTGGTTAGACTTTAAAGAGTCTTCCCTTGGGGTTCTTTTGCCTCAGAACATATATATACTGGGTAGTTCGGGGTAAAACCCTTTTATATCAGTATCTTATCTATAAATACCTTTCTAAGCAGTACCAATCTTACCACTACTAAAACACCTTTACTCTTGTAAGTCTCTGAATTGTATACGAAACATACCGTTTAGGTTAAAAAAGCCTCCGATATATGGGGTGGATAACATATACCACACGCTACGCGGGAGTTGGGGGTCGGGGCCTTCCTTCTATTTGTGCAGGATCGCAGGATCCCTTCTATTGGCTGGATCCAAGCTGGAATTATTTTTAACTGGGCGGATGTGTACGAACTCTGGGATATTCAACGTGGCATTTAACTTCCATTTTTAATTTAACTTCCAAGCGCTGTTCGACTATCTAAGCAGGCAGAAATAAATCACTGGGAGGTGCTGGCAGTGCAGGTGATGCCAGTCAGCATGCTGGATCCAGTCTGATGGCGTGACTGTCATTACTTGTAAGTATGCTTACTGTTGACTAGACTATGTTTATTTTTATTTTTTAAATCTTAGGAGGTAACACCATGCAATATGAACTTAAATCACTACCATCAAAAATGCAGGCATGTCTTGACTGGAACTCGCCAGACGAGATTGAGAACTGCTTTGAATATCACAGCGCTCCGCACATTGATGAGGTCGAGGTCTACAAGATATGCGCGAAGGCATATAACTATATTGATGAGGTCGTTGCACCAGATACTCGCCCGATCGATCCAGAAACTGGCATGCGTGATGGGCCGCGATGGGAAGATCCAGATAGTTGGAAGCAGGATACCAAAATGACCCTCGCTTGGAAGATACTTTCGGAGGATGAGCGCAAGGTCATGATCGATGTATTGGAATGGGAAAGGGATCATGGGGAGTATTATGGGTAAGTCGGAAAAGCTTGAGAAAGTTAATTCATTGTCTAGAGGTGAAACCAAACGACAACGAAAGCGCGTGAGGGCAGGCAAACGCCAGCAGGATCGCAAACTAATTAAAAGCATGACTGAGGAGATCTAATGGATCGAAACGCGCTTAGGCGCGTCTCATGCAAACTAGGAGGACATGAAATGAAAACCTATAAATCATTATTAAGACGCTTACTTGCCGATGGCTATAAGATCGCAGTCATTGATGGTGAAGAGGGCCAGACCTTACTCAAGCCATCTAGCAATTACTCAGACATCGTTGAGCATGTTGAATCAATGGACATCACTTCAGTTGAGGTATTCGATCCAAGCGCAGAGAAGTTAATTGATAAGCCTAGAGTCGGTGAGTCTGGTGCAGGTGCGATCTTGTATTCCAATCGATATGACATGCCGATGGTTGGCTGGATTAATATCATTCTGGATTCAGACTACGAGGATGACTTTGAAGATTGTCAGGACTATTCAGGCAAAGCAATTGAGAAAGCTTTTGAAAAGCTTGGTTGTTACATCATAGGAGGTCAGTAACATGAAACCAGAAAGACAATGGTTCGCACTACATAGCGACAGCACGATAACTGCATTAGGTGAGTGTGCTGACTATCAATCGGCAGATGAAGTTGCTCAAAATTTGGGCCTTGATCCAATGTGGTTAATTGATCCAGAAATGGCAAGGCAATGGGTAGATACTTTTAAAACTATGGAGGTAAAGTAAGATGAGTACACGAGCATGCGTAATAATTAAAAAGGGCCGCAGTAATATTTATTTATACAGGCATTACGATGGCTATCCTATGGAATGGTTTCCAACTGATCCAGTTGATAGCTCTCTGGGTTTTTATGATGGCTGTGGCATCGATCTAGCCAAGCGATTGGGCCTTGCTGTGGCAAAGACTCACATGGCCGAGCCAACTGAGCCAACTGATCCCCTCAACTATCTGATGGAAGATCTACTTACTCGACCTTACGATAACCACGATCATCATTATCGTGTGACTGATGATTTGCATGGTGATTTGGATTTTATTTATTACTTGGATTTCTCTCAGAGTTCAGACGACCATCGTTATGAAAAGAAAATGTCGAAGTTGAGATTTTCAATTCATGAGAATTACTGGTGCGAAAAAAGAAATAATATTTTCCGTAGGATTCTCATGGATAAAACTTTTAATAACTGGTCGCACCCAAATGATGACAGGCATGGCCAGATTGAATTTTTAATCAAGCATGAATTAAAAGTTGCGGAGATGGCAAAGCTGTCGCCAAAGCTGGCTAAAAAAATTGATCAGGAGGTAGCATGAAATATTTAAACGAGTTCGAAATTCAAGATGCGGCAGAGTATGTGCATCAATCATACGAGCTAAATAGCCATTGGGGGAGCATGTTCAGAGTTGCGAGCGAATACTTGCACGAAACGTACGAAACGCGCCCTAGGCGCTCTCTGGTAGCTCTGGTGATCAATCGGGCCAAACTGATTGAAAAGCAGATGAGCATGTCTTTGAAGGATCATTACATGAGTATTCATGAAAAGAGGTATCAGGATGATACTCACGATTTATACTAAAATGAGGGCCAAGCAATGGAAGTCATAGTTGAAATATTTGGCTGGTTTCTGGTTATTTACTGCTTTTGGTACTTAATCACAGAAATTTAATAAAAATAATTCAGGCATAAAAATAGGGGAGTTTTTAGCTCCCCTTTTTTTTGTTTAAAAAAAAATTTCCGCACAGGCTAGTTAATCTGAAAACTCTTGACGATTTTCCTCAGTAACTGTTGACGATTCTTCAGTCAGAAGACCTGCTGGGTCGTAGGCATCGTTCACTACCTTGTGACAGGCATTGAATGTGAACTGGACTATCATGTGCATGTCAGCACGTTCAGGCCCAGAGTAGGTTCTCTCTAGGAAACCCATCAATTGATTAAGACTATCAAAATCTCTAAACATCGAGTTATATGGTATTGGATTCTTCATTCTTCATCCCCTCCAACGGTTATTTACTTGCATGACCAGATTTATCCATGAATTCATAAGACGCATCACCCATGCTACCAAACTCACTCTGTAGCAAACTTGTGGATGTTTTTTGATTGGCTATATGATCCTCTGCTCGACGAAAGTGATTCCACAGATTCACAATGTAATCTCCGCACAGACGTTCATTACGTTCTAAATACTCAAGACGTTTTTGAATCGCGTGACGTTCATGCTTCAATGCGTCATCAATAATGTCGCCAAAGTCATAATGGTCAATAGCTCTAGTCGCAACCTCAGAGATCACTAAATCTACTACGGTGCTAAGTTCTAC